GCGATAGACAGCGACCTGTTTAAACGGCGTAGAGCTAATATCGATCACATTAAATGTACTATAATCCTGTCCTCTTCCTTTCGCAACGTCTACCAACATAACATAGTTATGTTTTGGATCAGCTTCTTCGTATATTTTTACACCTTCATTGGTAATTAATTTATAATCTTTTCTTCTTAAAGATAATAATGTATCGGCGTTTATTAAAGTATCGCCTGTCCCAAAAAAAGTATTACCAAATTCTTGATCAAATTGTATTTGAGAAGTATTAGCAATAGTTTGGGTTTTCCACTCTTCATCTCTACCAGGTACATCCCACCAATCAACTCTAAACGGTTGATATTCATTTGTTCCTTGAACAGCACCCTCCCATATCTTGTGAAATATATTTCCTATGCCATTTGCTGTAGAAGTAATAATAACTTTAGTGTCTTTACCAGCAGAAACAACTGGATATGTAGATGTGTAAAACTCGCCTGCTCTTTCAACAAAAGCAAACTCATCTAAATAAAGAAGATTAACTGACATACCTCTTATAGAAGATCCAGAGGTAGAGGCTGAAACTATTTTAGAATTATTACTAAATTCTAATGACCCTTTGTTAACTGACTTACACCCTGGCTGCAAAAAGAAAGGTAAATTCTCGAGCATTAGAGTGATTCTGGCAATCATCTCTCGAGCTGTCGCGCCTTTGTTGGCAAGTACTACTACAGTTTGCTCAGGATTAAAAATTGCGTACCATAGGATATATGCAACTGAAGATATGGATTTGCCTGACTGTCTACAGGCTAGAACTATATTAAATCTATTCGAGTTAAACTGCTCAAACATTTTTTCTTGATATGGATATAGCTCAAAAGGAACTAAGCCTGAATCTAGTGATATAACTTTGCAATATTTTTTTGCAAAAAAGACTGGATCCGCCATGCACTTGGCGTACTCGGTTACTTGTTCAGGTTCCCAATTCTGAACAATTCCATCTTTTTTAATGTTTGGATTTCCTAAGTAACTTTCATTTGTTTGATTCATCATGTATTCTGTCTGTTATGTCTATTACATTGTCGACTTCTTCTCTCGCATCTTTCAACATTCTTTGAAGTTCTGTTGTAGAACCTACAAATAAATTATTAGTTGTTACACCACTCGGTAACGCTTTAGGATCAGGTTTATAGTAATTTTTTTTCTTATTGTGTAAAGAAATTAAATCTCCGTTTACATCGGCTACAGATTTTATCATAGTAGCTAGAACTTCAAAAGCTCTAGGATGCTCTGACTGTCTAGCGACTTCAGCCATATCATCTAAAGCATCTGTGCCTTTAGCTATAAGTTCATGATAAATTTGTCTAGTGTATTCAAAATCATCTGCAGCTTTTGTATCTGAATCATTCATAGTACGTCTCTATTTCATTATTAAATCCATAATCGCTATCTGGTCCTACACCAACAGGTGTAGGTGTTGTAGTTATTGTTTCAACTCTTCCATCTGAATCTGAAATAACATGCAAATCCGATATTACTTCATCTATGAGATCTTGATCATTTATTGGTCCAAAGAAATTAGTTCTCATTTCAAAATCAAGAGTATATATTATCGTTCTTCTTTGCTCAACAGGTCCTTCATAATCATCGCTAAAAGAAACACCTTGTATTGTTATTGATATGTCTTCTCTTACTGTAGGATAATCAGTAAAAGGTTTCATTGATAACGTATACTGTGGATTAAAATATGGAAGTATTTGTTCAACAATTTGTAACGCGTCATCTTGCGTTTTAGCATATATGTTTACTTGAAATCCTAACAAGTATGGCGCTGGTGTAAAAAATTTAGAAGCAGTGGTATCAGATGCAGTAATTTTAAAATTGTTTATCTTAGGTAATTTTCTTTCAGCGTCGTATTGTATACTTGTTATTTCAAACGACATTCTAGGTAACTTTAAAGCTACTTTCTGATCACTATATAAATCTGGATTTGAATTTAATCTTGCGGTGTACTTGTCTTTTGGTGCATAAGCTAAAGGTACCTTTATCTGACTAGCCGTAGAGCCATCAGATTTTCTTCTTAAAACATAAATGTTGTTAAACAGAGAACCAAAAATAGATACTGTTTTTCTAACCCGCTGATGATAAAAATAAGTAAACATTACTGTGGATCTCCAAATGGGTTAGATTCTGTAAAGTCTAAGAAATCTGCTTCATTAGCGTCAAAGATTTCAGACTGTTCATTCTCATCTATTTTCTGAACTTCGTTAGCTGAGAAAATAGAAACTCTTGAGAAATTACCGTCAGAATCTGCAGTTGATCCAACAACAACTCTGTCTACTGTAACTGTTTCAATATTTTGATAACTACCATCAGAGGATCCGAGGTGTACTAGACTTAAGATGTTAGATGAATCGTTCCAGCATGAAACTTCACCGGACAATGTAACACCACTTGCTAATGCAATAGAAACATTTTCGCCTACACAGAATCCCGCACCGTCACTGTCAAGTGTTAAGTCATATGTATAAGCATAATCTTTCTCAACGTGATCAACTCCAGGAATACCAGTATCAAAGTCTTCATCATTGTATTCAAATAGTTCACAACGTAATTTATATGTAGGCAAGTTTCCTAATTGATAAAAAGGAACCTCATGTTCTACGTGCATTATTTGAAATAATTTACATGCCATAGGCAGCCAAATTAGATCACCTTCTCTTGGTCTATCAGGGCATGCACATGAGCAATTTTTATCAGGATCATCTTCACTATATTTTTTGTCACCCATTACAGCTGGTAATGAAGTTACAGTATGCTTCCAACGTCTTCTAGCCACAACAAAAGTAGCAGCATCTCTTATTTCAACTCCAAACTTTGTGAAAATGTCGCCTTCACCGGCAAATCCATCAATGTCATCTATGTACATTTCTACACGATACGCGCAGGAAAAACGAGATGGAACATCTTCGTTTAAAATTAAATCATAGTTAATGGTTTCTCTTGGTAAATAATATACGTCTTGACCGTATATCTTAACAGACTCTATGATAATATCTTCATAAAGATCCTGCTGATTTTTTGTATTCATAAAATATGGGTTTATGGCCATAGCTTACCCCACAAAGAAGTCTACTGGTAATTCTTGTTCCATTCTTACTTTTTCTTCAAGCTTTTCTATGTCAGCTTGAGCATCATCATATATTTGTCTACCATTTAACGTTACTCCACCTGGAAGTTGCATGCCTTCAAACTTAATTAAATTAGCACCCCACTGTCTTTTTATAAGAGCAGTAGTGTATGACTTTAACCACATGTCATCAAAAACAGTAGTGTGAGTAGATGGATCTACTATTTGCAACACTTCTGCGACAACATAATCATCTTCTTTTATGTCATTGTCTTGAAAATCGCCATGAATATAAAGTCTGTTTTGACGTCTAGAAAAATTTACTTGAGGGTGACCGTTAAGCTTTAAATCTAATAGAGATAAGTACTGCTGCATTTGATCGTAGTAGGCGAGATCTCCAGCAAAGTTTTGCAAATCAGCAATGTCATTTAACATCATTTGATACTTTATATCAAAAAAGTTCATAGAATTATTAAATGAAGAAGAGATAGGAAATAATTTCTGAACAAAAATGACGTTACTTGAAATTGAAATATACTCATTTGAAACATCATCGGCTGTTACCTGATGCTTTAAATAAGTTTTTACTGTTGCGTCTGAATGAAATTCTTGATAATACTGTAGCGCCTCGTCTACACGATCTTCGAGTTGATCAGGGTCAACATTTATTTCTATTACTGGATCACCTAATCTACGAAGGCAGTATTCAATAAGAGTATCTCGCGAGCTTGGTGCGGCCATGTTAAAATCCTACTATAAAATCTTATTACTATTTATAACAACAAGAATTTTATAATACAAATATTTACGAGTTATTAGTTACAAACTGATCGTACCAAGTTTCTAGATCTGGTGCAGACCAAGCTCCCATTGCATCGCTATCCCATCCTGCTGGTTCCTGTAGATGTCCTGCAGCAGTTCCTCTTGCGACGAACTCAGATTTTGTTAATGTGGTAGCATTAGCAGTATCTACATAAAACTTATTAGATACTTCATCAGATAGCCAACCTACATACGTACCATCGCTATCTCTATACCAATGTCCTCTGTCTTCTACATACCCCGGAACTTCGCGTCGTCCGAAAGCATTTTTTAACATTTTATATTCTATAACAGCCATTTTTATTCTTCCTCTGTTTCTTCTGGTTTATTTAAACGGTTCATATAGTCAGTGTTATACACTTCAGATTTTCCGAAAATTCTCTCGGTTGTCAAATCAGCATTCTTATAATATTTATCTGCCATTTTATCTAAAAACTCTTCCAAATCATTAGAATGCGGCAATTGTAAATTTTTTATTTTGGCAGTAACCGAAGCTATATAACCTTGCGTTTCTGTCATAG